TGAGAATATTCCTGATGGAAGACCGCAATCACGTAAGGACGCACCTTGGGCGGGGTCAAAAGGGTTCCCCTCCCACGAACTGTGCTTTACTCCAATTACATCACTTGTCTTCACAAAAGGAGGAGTGATCACTAGATTCATCGCCTTTTCTATGATTGGATCGAGCCCTTGGTTTTGAATGAGAAATTTATGATAGGTACGTATCATAAAGTTGCTCATTGTCTGATCGAAGGTTGAGACATCAGATGACCGATTAACTGAACCTTTGGTTAACTGAGAGAAGGACTTTGGAACGTCCACATGGTGAAAAGAAGCCGCATATCTTTCAAAATAACTGGCTCTGGCTTTCTGCGCAATTGCCTGGAACATGTAATTACATGTCCCAGATATACCCCAGACTGTGCGTTCACGCATAGCATGAACAAGCTTCGTGAATGGGAGACTCTTGTCCGCGATCACCTCTCGCCCTAAGTAGTCATGCACGCGGCGTGGTTTGCTTACGCTTTTGACTAATCTCTCACCCTCAAACTCCGTTTCACAGGAGTCAGGTTGGGCCCTTCGTCCTATGGAGGACGCGAACCAGATTGGAACTCTGTTGGAGCCGCCATTGGCGAGTTCTTTAAAGTTCTCATCTCTCAAGTTCTTTTTGATCCACTCGTGGTTCGCTCTCCAATTCAGGAAGCATGAGGTTTTAAACTCCATATCCTTCGTCATAAAGGGAAGCCCTGAATGAGAGAGTCTTGAGATTTGCAACGACAGACCATCCTTTGGCTCTCGAGTCATCAGATCACACACAACCGGCAATGCCTTCTTAAACTGGTCAGAGGGTGGATTTGCTGATCTATCGAAAGGAAAAGGGGTACCTAGAGGGTTCATAGGATACCCAGTTAAGTTAAGAAGTCGATTGAAGTCATTAGGAATCTTGTTCCAGCCCGTGCCTTCGTTGAGAAGATACCGCTTATGCAGAGCCTCATAAATTTTTACTAAGGTAGCGGCGTATCTTGCATCATTCACGACTCCAGGTAGTATAAACTCCCTCGTGCTCCGTGGGGATTTTCCAAAATATGGTGCAGTCAATACAATTTTATCAACCTCACCTCGTAGAATGGTCATCTATACCTCCCACCATTTGAGTTGGTCAACAAAAAGGTTGTTCAGAAGGGCATGCATGTAGGGACGTGGGAACTTAAGCTCATCCGAGGTTAAGCCGAACGTGTACCTAATATCCTTATCCACGAAGAATCTGAGCTTATTCCTCTGGGCCTGGTTCAATGACTGACTCCTATCCAATGGAAGATAAATAGAGACGTTGGCTTGAGGTGGAGATACCATCTCGCCCTGTCCTTTTGAGATTTGGACAAGATTATTG